CACGTTTCTGCAATCGATGACCTCCACATCCAGCACCGCAAAGCAAATTGAGTCGTTCGTCCTTGCAAACTACGATTTCGTCGGGAGGGCGAAGGCCTACGACCTGACCAACGGGTTGTCAAATCGTCTGGTCGGCGCCGCCGATGCCCCGGGCTTCGTCACGCTCTACGTCTACGGCAACGACGAACCCGTGTCGGAGTTTGACAGAATACGGATATACGAAGAAGTTCGCGATCGCCTGCTCGGCGGACTCGTGCTCTGTGTCGAGGGCTTCGACATTGTCCCCGTAACGCTAGACACAACGGTGAAGGTGTCAAAATTCGCAGATCTCTCATCGGTCGCCAGCTCGATAAAAACACTGATCGGAACCTACCTTTCTCCGATGGAATTCTCCCTGACCGATCCGGCCATACGCAAAAACAATCTTCTGTCCCAACTCTCATCAATTCCCTACGTCATGCGGGTGGATGAATTGTCATTTACGTGCGACAATGCGACCACGACCGTGGCCGGAGACGAGGTGTTTGACAAGAAGGGGACGCTGCCGAGGCTTCTCCCGGGGGACATAACCATGAATGTGTCGTTCGCATGACCCTCAAAATAGCCCAACGAAATTTGCTGTCGCCAGCCATGGCTTTGCGGCGAGCGGATGCCGACGGAGAGTATGTGGTGGCGTCGGTGATCGAGGATGCCTGGGAAGCAGATTCCCCAGGGACCGCATCGGTTGACGACAGCAAATTCTGGAAATCCGACAGACAGGTTATAAAAATAGTCAATCCACAAGCACTGGTGACGACACTGCGCGGAACGCAGGAAAATCTTGCATGGCCGGACGTCAGGGAGCCACTGGTGTTCAGTGCGGTAATGTATGCAGAGTTTCCGGTGGAGGTTTCCACGTACCTGCACCATGCCCACCAGCCCTTCACGAGCGTCGAGCCGAACACGCAAACGCTGTCCGCTGGCGTGTGGACTGCAATTTATTCGCACGAGAACACGTTCGGACATGAGGGCACGTTCACCGCAGATGCGACAATCACAATCCTGGTTGACACTTCGCCGAACTACAGCATCTACATGTCGGCCCCCTGCCTCACCCTGTCAAGACCAGAGAATTTCGACCAGATGTGGCTGAATGGCAGGGCCATGCTGCCGGATGTCATTCACGACGTTGACGCTGAAAGCACGAACCCGACGCGGCCCGTCGCCAAGTTTTTTCACTCGTTGAGCGCGGACATGTCAAAGGTTGTGGACACGTACTTGTACATGCAGAACAACAGCGTGGACGAAATTGGTCACTCGAATGCGGCCATTCCCGGATCGCCGTACTACGGGTTGAGGCGCGGCGAATTGTTTGATGTGGAAGTCATGCCGCCAGAGTACCTCGATTATGCCGCAATGCTGATTGGCACAAGACTCCTGCCAAACATTTTCGTCGACGGAGAGGAAATCTACGATACCGATGAATTCGATTTCAGGCGATGGCAGGCATCAACCAGATCCTACGGGCATAGGGCTGGGTCGCAGGGAGCCATAAGGGCTGCCGTAAAGACCGTTCTGACGGGGAGCAAGGGCGTCATTCTCACCCCAGTCCTGAATGGGAATCCATTTCTCATAGGAATTAAAACCCTTCTTTCCGAGACGCCGTCAACCCTCATCGCAGGGCAGGAAAGTCCTGAGGTTCTCGCCGCGGCAGAACCAGCACGACCGGCAGGCTTCGTGTTCTCCCACGAATCGGTGGAGGTCATTCCATTTACGCTTGACGATAGCGAGTTCGGGGTCTTTGACCAGGGCATGCTGGGATAAAATGGTAAAATATCAGTGGTAACCAAACGAAAGGAAACCGCCATGTCAACCAAGTTCCTCAAGGACACAGCAGAGAGGGCGGGTCGCACCTTCCTCCAAGCCTATCTCGGCGCGTGGGTCGCCACGGGGGCCAACCCCGACGACCTGGCCAAGGCGGACAACCTGAAGATTGGCATCGCTGCGGTTGCCCTGTCTGTGGCCATGGCGATGGGGCTCAAGAGGGTCGGACCGAACAAGGATTCGGCCAGCATTGTCTGATTATTGATTATTGCCGAAAAAAACGTCGCCTTAATCTACAATTCCTCTAGACATTTTGAGGAAGGTTCCGAATGAGGGCTGGCGTACACAACATGATTTGCGAGCAGGGCACGACATTCGTGAGGCAACTGGAACTCGAGTACCCCGACCCGAGCGACCCCACGGGCAATACCTTCCTCCCCTTCGACCTGAGCGCCTACACGGCCAGAATGCAGGTCCGCAGGACGGTGGAGAGCGCGTCGACGATGCTCAGCCTCGGCACAATGCCCGTCAACGGCAGCCAGATGATAATGCAACCGGGTGGCGACTCAAACGCCATACGGATCTACATATCCGACGAGGCGACGGCAACCCTCGCCACGAGCGGCGTCTACGACGTGGAGATAGAGAACTCCAACGGCGAAGTATCTCGCGTCATACAGGGGGATTTCATCGTGCTACCCGAGGTGACGAGATGACCGTCGCGAACCAGGTCATCGTCAGCGAGGATCAGCCGAACCAGGTCGTAATCAGGACAGGACAAGCATCATCCAACACCAGAAGGCACGTGCACACGCAAGCATCGGTCTCAAACATCTGGACGATCAACCACAGCCTGGGGGGGAGGCCGTCCGTAACGGTCGTCGACTCTGCAAATACGGTGGTCGTCGGTGAAGTACAATATAGCAGTGACTTGGAGGTGGTCGTGACATTTTCGGCCCCCTTCTCGGGTTTCGCCTATTTGACGTGAGGTAGACAATGGCTCAGAAGTTCTTGACGAATATCAACCTTAACCAGAACCAGCTGGTCAATGCCACATTTGAAGTTCTTGCATCCGACCCGGGTTCTGGCAATTTCGTCGGTCGTCTCATTTACAACTCAACGACCAACACCATCAAGGTCTATACGGGTTCGGCGTTCAAGTCGCTACCCCACACCATCGTTTCCGGCGGCGGCTTGGGTATCGCCGAAGCCCTCACCGTATCTGAGTCCAACGGCACGATTACCCTCACGCTCAACGTTGCCGACACGGACAGCGCAGGTTTGTTGCCCGCCGCCTTCTGGAACATGCTCAATGATGCAACTTCGGATGCGACGGCGAGCAAACTCGTCAAGCGCGACGCAAGCGGAAATGCCAAAGTCGCAACGCCGACCGATGCCGCGCACATTGCGAACAAAAGTTACGTAGATGCGGCCCGCCAGGGTCTAGACGTCAAGCAGTCGGTTCGCGTCGCGACGACGGCGTCAATCAACCTCGCCACGGACCTTGAGGCCGGCGATTCGATTGACGGAGTAACCCTCGTCGCCGGCGACAGGGTCCTCGTCAAGAACCAGGCCGCCGCAGGCGCGGCGCATGTGGACAACGGCATCTACGTCGCCGTCTCCTCCGGTGCGGCTTCTCGTTCGTCCGATGCGAACGGAACCCCGGACACGGGCGAACTTAAACCAGGAACATTTACCTTCGTTGAAGAAGGTACCGTCAACTCGGACAAAGGTTTCGTCCTCTCGACAAACGGCACGATTACCGTCGGCGCCACAGCGATTGCCTGGACGCAATTCTCTGGTGCGGGTTCGTTTGATGCTGGTGACGGTCTGTCGCAAGACGGCAATACGATCAATGTCAACGTTGTTGCAAACAGAACGGCGATTACCGCTGACGCGGTTGACATTGCCTCGACCTACGTCGGTCAGACGAGCATCACGACCCTTGGGACAATCGCAACCGGAACCTGGTCGGCCACGGACGTCGGTATCGCGCATGGTGGTACCAATGCATCCGACGAAACGACCGCAAGAACCAATCTCGGTGTCAAGACGACCTCTGGTTCGGTCACCACATCAACCTCCACCATCGCCAGGATCGCCTCGCAGGGTTGCGCGGCGAGCTCGTCTGGAACCTCCACGACGACGGTCACCCACAAGTTCAACACCAAGGATGTGATCGTCCAGGTCTACGAGGATGCGACAGGCGAAACGGTGATTGGCGACGTGGTGAGGAACAACGCGGACACCGTCACGGTCACATTGCTGGGCACCATCTCGGCTAATGCATTCAGGATCGTCGTAACGGCGATCTAATCCATAGTCGGCCTCGAGGGGTCGACGAACTACGAGCAATAGCGATCGAGGTCGCAAGTGGCACAAAAACTTTTAACTCCGCTGACGATTAAGAATTTGTCGTCTCCCGGTTCGGACGCCGTAACCATTTTCGTCAACGGCGAAGTATACGGAAGATTCAAAACCGAAGCTGGTGGTCGCCTGTCGTGGAGCGACGGCACCGGAACCTACGACACGAACCTTTACCGCGACGGTGCGGACACCCTCGCCACCGACGACATCTTCAAGGCGCTTACCGCCCTCGTCTCCCCAGTGACAGCCGGCGCCCCGAGCGCCAGCGTGCCAAACGGCGCGATTGCCGTAGACAACCTGAACAACAGACTGTATTTCAGGTCCAACTCAACATGGCGAGTGGTGCAGGGTGGGGCAACGGTTTCGGCCAACGCGCCAGACAGCCCGCTCGAGGGCGCACTGTGGTTTGACACCGACGACAGCAAACTTTACATACGCCAAGGCAACGCATGGGTTTTGGCTGGCGGCGGCGGCGGAAGTTCGGTAACCGTTAGCGACGACGAACCGGCATCTCCGACCGTAGGCAATCTTTGGTACGAGTCCGATACGGGCAAGATGTTCATCTACTACGACTCGTTCTGGGTTGAGGTCAGCGGCGACACGGGTCCGCAAGGTCCTGCTGGTCCCGCGGGTCCAGCGATGAACACGCAGAACATCAGAATTGCCGTTGCTGGCGCTGGCGAAATTGACACATCAACCGGCGACCTGACGCTCGACTCCGCTGGCGGAACGGTCACAGTTGACGACAACCTTACCGTCACGGGCAACCTCACGGTTTCCGGGACCACGACATCGGTGAACACCGAGACCGTCACGATTGACGACAACATCATCGTTCTCAACAACAACGCGACCGGTGCGCCGTCCGAGAACGCCGGCATCGAAGTTGAACGCGGT